TACAGCTTTCTACAAAGCTATTAAACTAGACTCTTCATTCACTAAGACTGGAGATATGGCTACTAAATTAGCTTATAAAGGATTAGTTGGAGAAATTGACGGGGTACCAGTAATAAAAGTACCAGCTTCATATATGCCTACTGATTGTGATTTTATTATCACTCATCCAATTGCAACTATTAATCCTAAGAAGTTAACTGATTATAAAATCCATAGAGATCCACCAGGAATCAATGGTAACTTAGTTGAAGGTCGTGTAAGATACGATACTTTCGTTCTTGAAGCAAAGAAAGATGCTGTTTACGCACATTTTGAACAATAATTAAATCAAGAGTTTATCTCTTGATAAAAGGACTCTTAAGAGAGTCTTTTTCTGAGGAGGTAAAAATATGACAGGAGAACAAGTATTTAAAATAGCGATGGCTAATATTGATGAAATGTTAACATCAGGGGAATTAGATGCAGAATCAACGGCTGAGTATAGGGCAAAAGCACCATATATTTTAACTATGCTGCAAAATGAAATAGTAGGTATAGAAAATAGATATAAAAGAGAAGACGAATGGATATATCCAGTACCTATTGAGAATTTAAACCAAACATTTCAAATTGATGATATAAAAGCTTCTAACCTTCTTACAAACGGACTAGCTGCTCAATTAATGTTGCATGAGGACAAAACACTAGCAAACTATTTTGAACAACGTTACGAAGAATTAAAGGGAATGTTTTTAAAACCATCCCCAAGAAAGCCTGAAAAAAGAGAAGATGTGTATGATGCTACTCTAAAATATTAGGAGGTGGGCGAAAGGGCTCAAATTAAAGCACAAAAAGACATAAAACCAACAGTAATTGATAAATTTTTAGGTTTAAATATTTCTAATACTGGAGATACGCAAATTCAACTGGGTGAATCTGGTAATATGGATAACTTTTATATTACAAACGACTATAAATTAAGAAAAATTTATGGATACAAAACAATATATGACTTTGATGGTGAAGTAAGAGGGATGTATTCTACCAATTTAGGAGGGATAGAGTATCTTTTAGTAGCAGTTAACGGTAAATTATATTATTTTACGGAGACTGAATTAGAAGATGACTCCGAATGGGATAGTTTAGAGCCTACTGAAATAGGAACTATACCTGATAGAGAAACATCATTTTTTACTTTTGACAAAAAAGTATATATATTATGTGGAAAATATATGAGTTGGGATGGAACAACTTTAGAAGAAGTAACGGGATATACTCCTTTAGTGTTTATAAATACTCCTCCAAGTGGTGGAGGGCTTATTTATGATGAAATAAATATGTTAAATCCTCAAAAACATCAAACATTTAATGGGGATGGGGAATCTAAAACTTTTCATATAGCTCAACAAAATGTAGATTCAATAGATAAAGTGTTAGTAGATGGAGAAGAAACAACAAATTATACATCGAACTTAGTTGAAGGTACTATAACATTTCAAACAGCACCGCAAAGAGCTATGGATAATGTAGATATTTATTGGAGTTTAGATGATGGAGACAGAAACATAATAGAAGGCATGAAATACGGCACTATTTTCGGTGGAGACATAGACATAAGGGTATTTCTATACGGAAATGAAGATTGCCAAAATAGAACCTATTTTAGTGGCTTATGCGATGGTGTTCCAAGTGTAGAATACTTTCCTGCAACGGCTCAAGTAGACATAGGGCCTTCTAACTTTGCTTTAACTGATTTAACAAGACAATATGATAGACTTTTAGCAACAACAAATAGACCAGAAGCATATTATTTAACTATAGCTACAGAAAGTTTACCAATAGTATTAACTGATGAGACAAGTACAACACGATTAGTACCAAGTGTATCGACATTTCCTTTAAATGAAATACATGGGAATGTTGCACCAGGTCAAGGACAATTAATAGATAACTACCCTGTAACTGTAGATAAAAATGCTTTGATAATGTGGAAAGCAACTAATGTACGTGATGAAAAAAACATGGAAGACATATCTCAACGTATTAGGGATGATTTAATAAACTTAGATTTAAAGAAATTTAAAACTTTAGATCATCAATCTTCTAACCAATTATGGTTTGGAGAAGGTAAGAACTTTTATATATATAATTATTTCAATAAAACTTTTTCAAGATTAAAACTGCATCATACAATGAACAACTTTGCTGATTTAAACAATAATGTGTATTCAAGCACATTAGAAGGGAAATTAGTAAAGTGGGCAGAAAAATATCAAAACTTTGATGGGGAATTAATAAAATCTCATTGGGAAATGGATTTTGAAGATTTTGGAGCAGCATATTTAAGAAAATCTATGAATAGATTATGGATTATAATGCAACCACAAGAACATTCAAGTGCAGATATAGGATTTATTTCGAATAAAAAAGAATCAAGCCAAAAGAAACATATTGAATATAAACTACAACTTTTTAATGATGTAGATTATGCAAACTTTTCCTTTAAAATATCAAATAACCCTCAACCTTTTAGATTAAAAATGAAAGCAAAAAAGTTTACTAATTTAAAAATAACTATAGATAATACAGAAGAAACAGATTGTACGATATTACAAGTAGCATTAAAAGTAGAAAGTTTTGGGGAGAGTAAATAGGAGGAAAGAAATATGAGTGATGACGCAGTTAAAGAAAGATTTAATAGTATAGATAAAACTATTGAGATACATGAAAAAAGAATAAACAATCTTGAAAAAACCTATCAAGTAATGGAAAAAATGGAATATAGAATGGAACAAATGGAAAAAAACATGAATGCTATAAATGAAAAATTAGATAGTCAAGCTGCAGAAAAAGGTAAAAAATGGGATAAGCTTATAGACTATCTTTTTTATTTTATAATAGCAGCTTTATTGGGTTATATAATACATCAAATGGGGATAAAATAAGGAGGGGTATGATGAAAAAAGCCTGGACTGATTTAAAAAGTTTTATAACTGTTGCAGTAATATTGTTATTTGCTTATTGTGTTATAAGACAATTACAAGTACCAGAAGAACTAAAAAGTGCTTTAAATGTAGTTTTAGGTTTCTTTTTAGGTAGTAAAGTATATAAGGAGGGATAACATGGCATTAACTAAATTTACAAAAAATGTAAATAATATTCAAGCTTTATCAGATAGGCCTAATACTATTGATGGTTTAAGTTCAGATGAATTAAAAGAAAGATACGATAGAGCTGGAGCAGATATCAAAGAATATTTAAATGACACATTAGTTCCAGAATTAGATGAAGAATTAGCTAAAATACCAGGAGAAAATGATTACGTAAAAACGGATGATTCAAGATTAACTAATTCTAGAAAATGTAACAATAATTTTGATAATTGGAATACAGCAAGAACAAATTTAAAAATTGGATATGGAACAAGTTTACCAAGCAGTGGAGATAATGGTTCTATATTTTTCTTATACAAGTAGGTGGTTAAAGGAATGTAGTTGGAACAACTAATTTAAATGGATGTAATTATCAAGTAGGATATGATTTACTTTCAACAAATACGCAAGATGGTTATCATAAAATACGAAAATATGGTGTTTTAAACGTAACAAATAATTACATAGCATGGAGTAGAGGAACAGCAAGAGTAGGAGGAACAACTGTAGGAATAGGAACATATTATGGAAAAGGAACATATACGTTAGTATCAGAAGATCAAAATGTATATTGTGATGCACAAGGTAACGTAAGCACTTTTATAGATGGTTCTTTAGATACAACTTTTGTAAGTGGCTATGCTAGTGGTACTGCATATTTACCTAATATACCAAGATACCCTATTTTAAATAGTGGAAAAGATTTTAAAGATAATGAAAATCCCGTTTTTAACATAACTGCATACGGTGGATATAATATAAGAGTAAGATTAGAAGCATCAGGGGCATCAAGAGCTAGCCGAGATTTAAGCACTAAAAATTCAACAGTATATACTATGCAATTAACTACCCAAGAAAGAGAAACGTTAAGGAATTTAATGACAGGAGATTCTTTAACTGTAAGATATGTAGTATGTGCAGTAAATAATGGTAGTGAAATAGCATGGAGTTGGAAAGATTATAAAATGACTAGAGGTAGCCGAGGGGCAAGAATAAAAGTTAATGGTCAATGGAAAGAAGGAATACCTTATGTCAGAGTAAATAACCAATGGAAAGAGGCTATACCATATATAAGAGTAAATAATCAATGGAAGGAAGGGATATAAGGGCAGCATATGAAGACGATTTAAATAGACTAAAAACTGCTCAAAGAAATGCAGCAGTAGCAGATTTGCAAAACACAAGAAACCAAGCTTTAAGCAATTTACAAGCAGAAAGAAACCAAAATGCAGCAACATATAATCAACAAAGTTCTAGTGCAAATGCTCAAAATAGGTTAAGTGCTAGAAACTTTCAAGAATATTTAGCATCAACAGGAAGGGCAAATTCGGGGCTTTCAGCACAAGCTAGAATGCAAAATGCAAATAACTTAAATACTTCTTTAAATACTTTAAATGCTGGAGAATCAGCAGCACTTGCTGATATAAATAGAAGAACAACTGATGCACAAAATGCTTATAATACAGGTTTAGCTGGGGCAAATGCACAAATAGAAGCTAATTATATTCAAAACTTACTTGAACAAAGAGATAAAGAAAGACAAAGAGAACTACAAGAAAGACAATTTCAAGAATCTATTAGACAATTTAATGAAAATCTTGCTTTGCAAAGGCAACAATTACAATCTCGTTTTAGTAGTGGTAGTGGTGGTGGCAGAAGTTCTTCAGGAACTTCAAAACAATCTAGCAAATATACTCCAACAGAAGATACAATTGCAGTTGGTGTAGGTCAAGCTGCAGGAGTACCAAATAGGTCTATAGCTGGTATGTCAGTTATAGATACCCCAGTATATCAAAAAGGAGCAGATTATTATATAAAACAAGCAACAAATAAATTTAAAAAGATATTTAAGTAGGTGATTAAAGGGCAAGATTAGGATATTTAGATACAGAAGGACACGTATTTCACATAAATCAAAATCCTGATAATAGTGTATTGTATAAAAAAAAGAAAAAAGATGAAGATTATGCTTTAGTAAGTGCATCTCAAACAGTACAACCTACAACTACTGATATAAGAACAGTAGATACAGTAAATACACCTCAAAAGAACTTAGAAAATGCAGAAAATAAATTAAATGAAGCTAATAAAAAGTATGAAAAAGCTTTATCAAAAGAGTTAAAGAAAACAGGAAAAGATTACACAACAAAGTTTGAAAGTCCACTAAATAAAAGAATAAGTTTTGAAACAAAGGAAGAAGATCAAAAAATAAGCAAACCAACACCAATTCCTATAGCAGAAGCGAATAAGAATTTACAAAAGGAGTTAGCTGAACAACAGCAAGCTTTAGATCAATGGAAAATAGCTAATTATCAAAACAACCTAGATAAAGTACAAAATGAAAAATCAACATTGTTTGATAAAACAGTAGGTGTTCCAATAAGAGCAGTTAAAGATTTGTTTAGCCCTTTAACTACTGGAGATGATAATACAATAGTTGATGAAAAAGGAAATAAAACATTTTTACCATCTTATGATGAATTAAAACAACAAAAAGTAAGAGAAGATACAAAAGGTATAGGTGGTACTTTACAAGATGTTGGATATAATGCAACTAAAATACTTGGGGCTGGAGCTTTAGATTTGGTAACAGGTGGTTTAGGTGGTAAATCGTTATATTGGACTGATATGGCAGAGGACAACTATAAAAATGTAAAAAATCAAGGTTATTCTAACGAACAAGCTATTGCTAACACATTAATTTCAACAGGTAGTGAGTTTTTAACCGAAAAATTACTTGGTGGTTTAGCTGGAAAATTAACAGGTGGAGAAGCTAGTGAAGTTCAAAATATTATTAGTAAATCAGTAAGTAAATTAGTAAGCAATCCTACTGCTGCAAACATTATAGGTTCTATGGGTTCAGAAGGGCTTGAAGAATTTGTTCAAGAATATATAGGAGCTTTAAATAATAAAATAACTTTAGGACAGGATACTGATATAGAAGATTTAGTTCAAGATTCATTATATAGTGCTTTAATAGGAGCTGGTTCTGGTGGATTAATAACGGGTATAGATGCAGCACAAGCAAAATTAACTACACCGAATATAAATAATCAACAAATACAACAACAAAGTGTTGCTAATGAAACACAAGTAGCACCACAAACAGAACAAATAAGCGAACAAGTCCAGGCTAGTCCGGATGTAATCCAGTCTAGTGTGGAAAACAATCAACAAAATCAGACTTCAACTGCAAAAGAAGTGCAAACAACTGCAGAGAATATGCAGAGCTCTACAGAAAATAAAAGAATAATAGGTAATAGAGACTTTAGCAGTGAGAAGTATAAGAACTTATCGGATAGTGATTTAGAAATATTAAATAATTTATATGATAAATATAAAAATAAAGCAGAAATGACACCAGAAGAAATAAATCAAATGCAATATTTAAAAAGAAAAATAAGCAATATTAAAAACCCTGAATTAAAAACTGATAATACTTTTCAAGATTTAAAGTCTGATTATGGAAAATATTATAAAAGTAGTAATTTAGAAGATTTTAATAGTGAAATATTAGATAAAGCTAAGGAAACAATCCAAGCAAATAAGCAAGGCAAAAGAACGAAACAAGAATGGTTAGATGTAGCTAAAAACATAGGAATGCAAGCTGAAAACATGGATAGCGAGTCATTAAAAAAATATGCTTTTGAAAGTTTTAAATCGGCTTCACCTAATCAAAAAGATAATCTAAATAGGCAAGGGCAAAAATATGTTAATTTTGGTATTGATGAGTGGGTAAATAAAGTATATGAAGGTGCTGGAGTTGGAAAGAAAATAAAAAATAGACAAATTGAAGATAATAAAATAATAGATAAATATTCTACAATGAATCAACAAGAAAAAAGCAGGGCAAAAATGGCTATTTCTTACGAAGCAAATAGAGAAATGAGAGAAGCTATTCAAGGCAATTCTTTTGAAAAAACAGAAGGTGGATTGACAGAAAAAGAACTAAAGAAAAAAGTAGAAAGAGAAAAAAGCAATTATATAGGTAAAGAAGTAATTGTAAACGGTCAAAAAGCCAAAATAATAGGTACTCCAAGTTTTGGAAATTATCCTGTAAAATTAGAAAATGGGGAAATAATAAACGTAAAAAAAGATAGAATAGAGCCAGTACAAAAAATAGAAGAAAAACAACCTAAAGAAACTTATACTTATAGTGTAAATGATTTAACAAAAGAAAATATATTAGAAGAAAAAGCTAAAGACAACATAATAACCATAAAGAACGATAACTTACAAGACAATAAGAATTTAAAGAGTGAAGATACAGGAGTAAGTATAGGAGACAAAAAAGTACAATTACAAATACCAAATAACTCTAAACCTAATAAATTAGGGCAGTATATACCAAAAGATGGTTTTACAAAATCAGAATTAAAAGATGGAAAAATTGGAGATTCAAAATTTTATAAAAACGCAACCGAAAGAGCCGATTTTATAAAAGATGAAGTAAGGCAAAAAATAAAAGATGACGACTATGTAAAACATTATAAAAAAATAACAAATGAAGAAAGTATGCAAGAAGCTTTTAATGACTTAAATACAAGAGGAACAGAAGCAATCGCTGAATTTTTCAATGGTGAAAAAGAAATAACTTCTAAAGATACTGCTATGGGATGGTTATTAATAGAACAATCCCAACAAAATGGAGATTATGAATTTGCTAATCAAGTATTAAGAAAAATGCGAAGTAATGCTACAAAGTTAGGACAAGCAGAGCAAATGTATAATTACTATGCAAGACTAACCCCAGAAGGTATGTATAGATGGTGTGGGGATCAATTATTAAGAGCAGAAGAAATATTTGAAAAAGGTAAAACTAAAAAATGGATAGAGCAAAATAAAGACAGATGGCAATTAAATGGTGATGAAGTTGAATTTATAAATAACCAGATGGCAAGAATTCAAGAGTTAAACAAAATGAACGATAACGAAACAACAACTATAGATATAAAAGGGAAACCAAAACAAGTAACTGTAGATAGAGCCAAACAAGTAGAAATAGCAAAAATTCAAGCTATGATTGAAAATAAAATCCCACCACAAAAAGGGCAAGCATTAAAAGCATGGATGAGAATATCTATGCTAGGTAATTTAAAAACAATAGGAACAAGAAACCCATTAGGAAATATTGCTTTAAGGCCTGTAAATGATGTAGGAGATTTCTTTGGAAGTATGGCAGATTATGCTATTTCTAAAATAACAAAAGTTCGTACTAAAGGTAATTTTAATGTTAAAGCCCAAGTTGAAGGAATAGTTAAAGGTGGTTCTGAATCAATTCAAGACGCTAAAATGGGAATAAATACTAGAAATGCTAAAGGAAACAAATTAGAAATAGGAGAAGGCAAATCGTTTAATGAACAACACAAAGGAGTTACCAAAATATTAAATCCATTTGCTAAGGCAGGAAACAAAGCTGATAGTACCGTTTCTTTCTTATTAGATATAGGAGATAGGCCTTTTTATGAAGCTACTTATGAACAGTCTTTACAAAACCAAATGAAATTAAATGGGATAAAAAACAGAGAAGACGTTACTGATTGGATGAAGTCTATAGCCGAACAAGAAGCATTAGAAAGAACATACCAAGATGATAATGGGTATACAAAGGCAGTATTAGATATACGAAATGCTATGAATACATTTAATTTTAAAGGCTATGGTTTAGGAGACGTATTGATTCCATTTGCTAAAACACCAGCAAATATAACAAAGGCAATAGTAGACTATTCACCTGCTGGATTTGTGAACGCAATAACTAAAGGTAATGAGTTAAAAACTGCTATTAAAAACGGCCAATTTACTCCAGAAATGCAACACGCATTTGTAAATCAATTAGGTAAAGCAACTGCTGGTACTATTTTATATGCTTTAGGAACAGCATTAGTAAAATCGGGAATAACGACTGGAGGGGCTGACGAAGATAAAGATGTTGCTGACTTTATGAGAAACACTTTAGGTATTCAACCTTACTCAATAAAAGTTGGAGATAAAACATTCACTTATGATTGGGCCCAACCTATAGCTTCTGGGCTAGCAATACCTGCCGACATTGATAAAGGTATAAAAGATGCTAAAGATGGAGAAGTAGACTTAGAATATATTATTCATCAAGCTTTTAGTACTGCTGGCTCTGTATTATTAGAACAATCTTTTTTACAAGGTATAAAAGATGTGTTAGGGGGATATGGAGATCCAATAGATAATTTAATGTCAGAAATAGAAGGGCTGCCAGCACGAGCAATACCTACATTTTTGCAACAAATAATAACATTTGCTGATAGTACAAAAAGAATGTCTTACGGGAATAAGGGAATAGACAATGCAATAGCACAAGCACAAGCTAAAACACCGTGGGCGAAAGACTTACCAGTATATAGAAATAGTATGGGAAAAGAAATAAAAATGTATGGTGGTAAAAACAATTTATTTAACGTATTTTTAAATCCTGCTAATTATAGCGAAGGAAATGCTAGTGAAAGTGCTAAAGAAATTTATAAAGTATATCAATCGACTAATGATAAAACTATTCTTCCAAGATTAGTAGACAATAATATGAAAAATGAAGATGGAACAAAATTAACTAATCAGCAAAAAAGTGACTTCTTAAAAATAAGTGGAAATATAATTGAAAAAAATGTAGATGGTTTAAGAGCTAACAATGAATATAACAATATGAGTGATGAAGACAAAGCACAAGCAATAAAATCAATAGTAGATTATGCCTATAATAAAGCTCGAAAAGATATAACAGGGCATGAATTATCTTCTGCTTATAAAAAGGCAGAAAAGGCAGAAAAAAGTGGTTATGCTATAGCTGATTACTATATAAGCAAACAAGCAAATAAAACATCAAAACAAACATCAACAAGTGATAGAAATAGATACCAAGAATTAGCAGATAAAGGAATAGATGGAAGAACATTTGATGATTTCAAAGCATTTGTATCTACAGCTAAAGGAGAAAGCAGAACAGGTGGGTTAACGAAAAAACAAAAAATAATAAATTACATAGAAAACCTTCCTATAGAACAATATGCAAAACAAAATTTATATGATGATTATTTAGAAAATTCTGGTATGTTCCAATATTACAAATAAGAGGTGATAGAAAGGATAAGAATAAATCCAATAACAATGGATGCAGAAATCAACAGACGAGACACTGGAGTAATTCCAATAAGGCCTAGAATAAAAGAAACTGGTGACTATCTTTTAGAAGAAGGAACTACATTGTATTTCACACTAAGAAAGAATAAAGATTCGGATATATTACTACAAAAATCGACAACTGAGTTTGAAGATGGATGGGGAGTCATAACACTTGACTCCTCAGACACTGAAAATATAGAAGAAGGCACTTATATATATGACTTAGTAGGAATACGAGCTGATGGGACAAGAGATACATTTCTTCCGAGAGGTAGAGATTCATTGTATTTTGTTATAAAGAGAGGTGTTAAACAAGGGCAATAGAATTAATAAATGGAATTGAATTAGAACTACAAGGCGGTACAAGAGGTTTACAAGGTATACAAGGTGTACCAGGTAGAGATGGAAACGACTTTGATGTACAAATAGGTAATACAACAACATTAGAACCAGGTAGTCAAGCAACAGCATCAACTAATAAAGATGAAGAACAAAATATTCTTTATTTAAACTTAGGAATACCAAGAGGAGATAAAGGAGATAAAGGAGACATAGGAGATACAACTTTTACAACTTTTGATGTAATAGATGGTAAGCTAATAGCTTATTATTCAAGAGAAGATAGAGACTATGATTTCCAATTAAATGGTAATAAGTTGGAGGTGGTTTTGAGTGAATGAACAAATGTCAGTAGTTTTAGGAACAGTAGCAATGGAGCCTAAAGGAGAGTATAGTGCAGAAGCTTATTATGAAAAACTAAACACAGTTTTGTATAATGATTCTACATATATGGCAATAAAACCATCACATAACATACTTCCAACAGATACGGAGTATTGGCAATTTGTTGCAGGTGGTTATGAATCAGGCAGTACTTTAGAAAGACCTACTTCAAATATAATGGTGGGAAAACTATATTTTGATACTACTTTAGGAAAGCCAATATGGTATAACGGTACTAATTGGGTGGATGCTACAGGAACACAGGTATAGAAAGAGGTGGAATAAAATGTCAGAAATAAGAACATTAGGTCCAGTAGGACTAAATCCATTAGGAGATTATAATTCACAAACAGAGTATGAAAAACTAGATGTAGTGTTATATCAAGGTAGTTCTTATGTAGCACTAAAACCAGTACAAGGAATAGTACCAACAAATGCAGAATACTGGCAAAAACTTGTTTCAGGTGGTGTTTCAAGAGATGAAGTACCTTTAATATTTAATACAGTAGCAGAGATGAAATCGGCAGAAGATTTAGTTATTGGAGACATAGCACAAACACTTGGATATTATGAATCAAATGACGGAGGAGCAGGAGAATACAAGATCGTAAATGATAGCAGCTTAGTTGATGATGGAAGTGTTATTCATGAATTAGAAAATGGATTTAAAGCGGTTATGATTTTAAAAAATAATGTTTATAACGTTAAAAGTTTAGGAATAAAATCAAATGATGAAAATGCAAATAACGCTGAATTATTAAATAATTTTATTAGCTATTTAAATAACAATAACTTAAAAGGAACTATTTTTTTCCCTCACGATTTATATTATTTTGAAGCTCCAATATCTTTAATTCCCGAGCTTATAATTGACGGAAATTTTTCTTTTAAATATGGTAATACTCAACTCACAGAGGGTTTATATTTTATGCAAACAGACGGATTTATCAATATGAACAGGAATAAAATAAAAAACATAATGGTATATGGAAATAATGAGTCTGTTGGTTTTAGAAATGCTAATTCTGGCAACGGTAGTTTTCTTGATAACTTAGGGATTTATAATTGGCATTATGGGATATTTTTAAATTATAAATCATCAGTAATAACAAGCTCTACTATCAATAACAATATGTATGGTATTGCGTATCCAACCGACACAAGAATTATAAATAATACAATTTCATCAAATTCTTTAGTTGGAATTCAATTAGGTAGTGGTTGTAATGATAATATAATAACTAATAATAGAATTGAATGGAACAATGGAAACGGTATATTAGGAGAGAGTAATCAGCACAATACAATTGCTAATAATATATTTGATAGAAATTCACTTTATGCTATATATTTGAAACAATGTTCACAATCAACAGTTGTTTCAAATATGCTTAGAAGAAATTATGCAAGTAAAACAACACAAAGTAGTACGTTTTCACATCTGCGCTTTGATAATTGTAATAATTGTAATGTCTCTGAAAATATGACAAGGAAATATGTTCAATATGATAATGGTACTGGTGAAACAGTTCCATCAGCAAGTATTTATATTTCGGGGTGTGATAGTTTAAATGTTATAGGAAATGATTTATCAGGTTGCGTTACAACTGAATATAAAGAACTTAACAGTACTAATATATTAAGAATTGATAAAGGAAACTTTTTACAAACGAATACATCTTCTGTTAGTGTAAGTAGAAATGGGAATACAAATACGGTTCAATTTAAAATTAAATTACCAAATGATTATGAATTTCCAAATCATAAAAGAATAATAATAAGATATAGAACAATTTCTATGTCAAATGGTGGAGCCTTAGAAACACTAGTTACACTATTTAATCAATATAATACTACACCTGTTGTTAATATAAAAGATACTAATATAAATAGCGATTTACAGATAACAAATAAAAGTTATGATTCTAGCACAGAACTTTTAACTTTAACGATAAAAAATAATTCAACGACCGAAGATTATAGCATAAGAATGACAATTTTTGATTATTAAAAAACGCGGAGATAAAAAGGGAAGAACAATTTATAACCAAGATAATGAAAATGAAAGATCTAAGAGGTTCTGAATTTAGTTTTTGAAATGAGACAGAATGAATTTCAACAATATTAATAAATTCTTCTTCCATATAAAAAATTTCGATAAAATAAAATCTATCGAGATTTTTTTATTTCTCTTTTGAAAATCTCCATTTGAATTTTTATAAAAATTATTATATAATAACAATGTAATAAGAAAAAAAGAAATCTTTTATATAAAATGGACGTGGAAAATTAAAATAACACTCGCACGTAGCACAAAGTTGAAAGAGTAGATAGTAACAATCAAGTTTACACATCTGAATCTGGTTGGGGTTCAAGCGCAATATTCTGGAATCAAATCAGAACAAATAATAATGGTAGATGCTACAGGAACGCAAGTCTAGAAAGCGGTAAAATAAAATATCAAAATTAAAACTTTACCAACTATTACCAATAAATATTTTGTATAATAGTTAATAAAAAAGAGAAAGGACTGATGTAAAGGAAAAAAGGACAAAAGTCCGTAAGAAATGATATTCAGGATTTTTTATGCCCCTTTACTGATATGTACATCACTCAAGGCTCAAATATGGGTACTCATAGAGGTACAGGAGCTAATGATGTAAGAGGAGCTTATGCTGGAGTAAAATATCCTTATTATGCCCCATGTGATGTTAAATTAATATGGAGAGATTTAGCAAATGGACAAGGTATGTGGCAATCTTTGGAGAAAGTAAGATTTGCAAACGGAAATATTGATTATGCAACTTTTGTAACAGCACACGATAATAGTTTTGATGCTCAAATAGGTCAGATTGTAAGACAAGGAGAACAACTAGGGAATATGGGTGATAAGGCAGGAAATGGTGGGAAAGTTACAGGAGTACATTGTCATATTGAGATTGCTCAACATAAATATGATTTTTCTAATTGGCAAAAGAATAGATATGGTATTTATTGTTTCCCTAATGAAACAGACACAGACGATTGTTATTTTGTAGATAATACAAATATTATTTATGGGTTTGGAGGTAATTGGAAATATTTATCACAAATACCTGTAAATGATGATGGAGAAAAAGCAGATCAAATTTTACATAAAGGAAGTAAAGTTAGATTTGATGGAGTATTTAAAGTAGATATTATTAAAAGAGGAACAAATTGGTTTGGAAATACAAAACTAACAGGAGTTTCATATAGTACTTATTACAGTGAACGTGCAAAAGATTATCATTGGATTCCACTTGATGATTGGAAAGAGGTAGATGTTGGAGGAAATGAAAACGGACAAGATGATATTGTAGTAGGTGGAGTAAGCTATGTTAAAAATGATAATATTTATGAAGTACAAGAAATAGATATACCAACAAATAGTGCAAAGCTAATATTAAACGGACATGAAGTTTGGGTATATTCAACATATTTATATGAAGTATAGGAGGAAAGTATGAAAAAGAAAGAAGAAAAAATAATTGAAGAAGTGGAGAAAGAAAATACAAACGTACCTGAATATTACACTTTAAGAATTGGAGAAACTCTAAAAGATGTAGCTAAAAAGTTTAAACTTGATGAAAAAAAGTTAGAAAAAATTAATGGAGAGGTTATTGGCACAAACCAAATAAGATTAAAGTAGTATGAGTTCGGAAAAAAATATAGATATTTTAGAAAAGAAGATACTTGATAATTTAACCAAAATAGAAAAAAATTCAGAAAAGATACATCAAAACACAGGAGCCTTAGAGATACTAAAAACTTTTAAAGCCGATACAAATAAGTTTTTTATAATGTGGTTAATTACTTTTTTTGCCTTTTTATCTTTATTAGGATATGTGATATATTTAAGCAATGATATAAGCAAAGTTGAAACACAACAAGCTGAACAAGATACCGAAGATGGAAGCAACTTTTATGTAGGAAATAAAGGTAAAAAGAAGTAATGTTAAGACTAGAATTTACTAAAAATGAAGTAGAAGAAATCAAAAGCAAAATATATCTTAGTGAACTTCAAGAAAGAATATTTGAATATAGGCTTAAAGAATATAGTATAACTAAGATGGCTATGCTAGAAAATGTAAGTGAAAGCACTATAAATAGGGAACTAAGAAAAGTAAAAAGAAAAATAATGAAAGTAATATGACGTTTTTTAGAGAGGGAAAAGACAATTCCCTCTCTTTTTTTTGTGGGAAAATGTAATCAA